TTAATTTTTTAAAACGAAGTTACCTCTGTCAGGGTCAAAAGCACAATTATCTCTTCCTACAATCATTGAAACTGCGATTGATTCCCTGCTCAAAGGATGAGCCGCCCTTGTTTTAACAAGATGTATTAATGCCATTTTATCATACAACATACAAACATTTGAATTCATTGAATTCCTCATAAATACCCCATCTTCTGGTTCACATAATGTAACAGGGCATGTTCGTAAGCTCTCTGGCACTTGCAATTGTGCATGCTCCACATTAAATGCACATACTTCAATTTTATCTAACAACTCCTCTAACTGGTAGTTAGAAAGCAAATCCATATTTTCGAGCATCTCAATTTCACGCAGTACTGTAACTTCACGGCTTGTCAAACTACCATGATTAAGTGTACGTTCAATATGTTCTATATATTGAAGGCCAATCTGGATATTATCATTCGATAAACCATCCTGGTTAAGACTTCCCATAAAATATCCATTTACCTGCATAGGTCGTATTGACACCATCAACTCACCCAGTCTTATTTGAGCTTCTCCACGAATAGTCTGATTACGTATCTCAGACAAGGTTTCTTGAGGAATGTCAGACAAAAAACTAACCCCAGGTAAAATATAAGGCGTTAAATCTACAGGCATTCCTCTCCCTCCATTTTAATAACTTAATTTTGCTTTAGTAAAAATAAAAGTACATAAAACTACATTTATATCATTAATTATCACTTACAACAAAAAGCTTCTCTTTTTGTATCAAAGTGACATTCATCTTTTCTCATAATCATTGATTCTGTTATAGGTTCTCGACTCAGAGGATGAGCTCCACCAGTTTCAACAAGTTGCACTAACGCGTCCTTATCATATAGAGAGCATATCTCAGCACCTCGTGAGTTTCTCATGAACACCCCAGTCTCAGGTGTGTCCAGCGTTATCGGGCATGTCAAAAATGACTCCGGGCAAGAAAAGTGATTAGAATCAGGTCTAAATAAACAAGAATTTATTTTTTCCATTAATATTTTATTACTTGTTTTATTTTCTCTGTGTTCTGCCATGACACTCTGAAAATAGTTATTAACACTACTTAAAAAATCGACACCTCCATTTAATTGCCTTTCCAGAGCCACAGCCCTTCTCTCCATTCGATGCTCACGCCCCAATAGCCTATCCAGTAAGCCTCCTCTCACCGGTTCAACTGAAAATCCATCCAGTAGCTGGACATAGTGAACAGAATATTGGCCACTACCAATGGATATTCTTATTCCACTTTCAAGTCTGGCAGCATCCTGCAAAGACTGTACTCCTGCAGGAGATAATTGAGATATACTTGGGATACTTAAGGTGGTAACAGGCATAAAAACCTCATTCAGTAATTCATATCAGTTTGCAGGATGTTTCATTAAATAAAATAAAGGGTAATGTTCATTTCAATTACCCTTTATAACGAAGTTTCCTCTGGTATCGTCATAAATGCATTCTTCATGTTTTACAATTATTGATGCCGTTATTGGTTCCCGGGTCAGTGGGTGGGGTAAGCCTTCACCAACCAAACGAGAAAATGCAGCGGCATCAAATAAAGTACATACATCTGAACCATCTGAATTCTTCACAAAAATACCTTTTTCAGGCTGCTCCAGTGTAATTGGACATTGAATAGCCTCAAGCGGGCACTGAAGTCTCTCTGGACAAACAGAAAACTTACATTGAGATATTTTGTTCTGAATACTCTCTTGCGATTGTGCTTCACCTGAGTCCGAAAGCATACTTAGCATTCTCTCACCAAGGGCTCGAGGACCACTATTAAATCCCAAAAGCAATAACTCAGAAAGCAATCCGCCATTACCGCCACTGGATGAAAAGCGCCCATTAGTAGAATCATACACAATACTGACAGTTTCACCACCGACTGTAATATCTCCGCGCCCATTGGCTACAATTCGGGCACGAACAACCTCCACCCCAAGATTAAATGAATGTGATCTAATATCTGAGGTTAATGGCATAACAAAGCTCCCTATTTTAATTTGAACTCCAGACTTAAATAGCTGTAACAAACATCCCCCATACGTGACAACAAAAACCAGAGCAGGACTCCGGTTTTTGTGAACCCGTCGGCTATTTCATCCCGCCAATATTTTCCCACCTCCCGTCAGCACGCAGGATTTGCAGCGGTCTTACCATGCACTGTATCTGCTTTTTATCCGCATCCAGTATCACCACCTGTGTGATTACCCTGTCCTGCTCCGGAATAATGCCATTCTCATCTGACTCCAGGATGTCTGCCGGCCCCAGTCGCAGTTGTACTGTAAGCGACTGCCCGTGTTCACAGTCATCATGCTTTCCGCAACCACACAGACGCTCCATAAGCTTTCTCAAAATATTCATGTCATTCTCCTGTTCTGCCTGTATCACTGCCCACTTCATCCAGCCCCTTAACATCCTGCCACGGCCCGTCACCAAACCTGACCTGCAAATGCTGAAAAAAACCCTGAACCCGTGTGGCATCTTTGGGGGCAAGAAAGGTCAGTCCGGTGATGAGTGCGCCATCTGTATCCGGGAACCAGCCATTGCTGTTTGTCTCAATAATGTTTCCCGGCCCCAGACGAAAACGGATTTGTGTCTCCCCCGGGTCGCCCTTCGGTCCCTGAGGTCCGGTTGCCCCCACCGGGCCAGCCGCACCTGTTTCTCCTTTCGGTCCCTGTGGGCCTGCCGAGCCTGCCGCACCGGTATCTCCCTTTGGACCCTGTGGACCTGCATTTCCCGTCAGACCGGTCTCTCCCCGCTCTCCCCTGTCACCTTTCGGCCCCTGCGGGCCTGCCGGACCAGCATCACCTGCCGGTCCCCGTTCGCCGGTTGCCCCGACAGGGCCGGTGTCACCGCGCTCTCCCTTATCACCCTTCGGCCCCTGAGGACCCGCGGGCCCCTGTTCCCCCTTTGGCCCGGGAGGTCCCACCACGGTGGGGATTCGGTTTACGGCCTCTTCCGCCGCTATCCTGCTTTGTTCCGCTGACTGTGCGCTTTCTGCTGACTCCCGGGCTTTTTCTGTTGCGGTCGTTGCATCCCTGGCTGCATTACCGGCTGCACTTTCTGCCGTCTTTCTTGACAATTCAGCTTCTGCTGCACTTTGTGATGACTCACTGGCTTTTTGAGTGGCCGCAGAAGCCGAGGACGAGGACGCCTCCTCTGACTGCTTTGCAGCGGCTGCACTTTCTGCCGCCTGCCGGGCTGACTCCGATGCATCCCCTGCTGAAGTGTCAGCATTTGCAGCGCTCTCTTCTGCCTGACTGGCTGATATGCCGGCATTCCTCGCGGACGTCTCCGCCTCTCCGGCATTCTTCTTCGCCTCCTCAGCGTGACGCGCCGCTTCTTCCACCATCAGTTCAAAACGACGCAGTGCCTCCGGCCGGACGTCATCCTCCGACATGGCACCGAGAAAATCATTCAGCGTACCGGGTTGAGAATCTTCATACACGGTGATGGTCCCGGCATGTGACGGCGGGAATCCTTCCACCAACAGAATGACGCTGTACTGACCGTACTCAACGTCCATGCTGTAACGACCGGCTTCATCCGGATTTTCAGAGGCCACCGTGTTCACCACCACCGTGCTGCTGGTCCGTCTGGCTTTCAGTTGAATGGTGCAGTTCTCTACCGGTTTTCCTGTGCCGTCTTTCAGTACACCTGAAATCTTTACTGCCATATTCACCCCACAAAAAAGCCCGCCTGAACCGGCGGGCTGTCATAACACTGTGTTACCTGGCTAATCAGAACTTATAACCGACACCCACGATGAAACCGTCAGTGCGCCAGTCGCCACTGCCGGAGCCTTCATAAGCAATATCAATGGCCACGGATTCGGTCGGGTTAAACTGCACGCCAGCCCCCCACGCCAGAGACGTGTTGCTGTGGCGACCGTCATCACTTCCGGTCAGCACATCGTGCGTTTTCCCCTTGTTGTCAGTTACGCGGAGATAATCCCCGGAGAAAGTCGACACACGGCTGTAAGCCACTCCCGCCATCGCATACGCGCTGAACCATTCATTCACGCGCACAGACGGCCCCGCCATTACGCTGAACCAGCGGTTACGCACGGAATCTTCATGCCAGCGGGTATCGCTGTAACGGGTAATCTGGCGATTCCTGTCTCCTGCATAGCTGAATGACGTCACCAGCCCCAGCGTGTCCGTGAATTCATAACGGTATTTCACGTTAATCCCGTTAAGATTATCGCTACCGGGAGCGTTCGTCGAGACATGAAGATACCCCGCGCTCAGCGTGGCCTGCTGCTCAGACGCCCATGCAGGCGCACCGGATACGGTCAGACAAATGGCTGCGGACAAAATGGCGGCATAAAGTTTACGCATAATTACCTCTCGCTTTTCTGCAATAAAAAAGGCGTCATTCCTGACGCCCTTTATTGGGGTTATAAATATTTCAACGAATACTGATGCCGGAAGCAGCTTTTTTGGTCACAATCACCGTACAGTCGGTGATATTGCCTGCCCCCTGATTGCCTTTCTGGAAAATCTTAAACTCCAGAGTGACGCTACCACCACCACTAGGCATATCAATAACTGCACTGTAACTACCGGGAATGGCCCCTTTAGTTTCTCTGGATGCGATTAATACGCCGTTTTTGCGAACTTCAAAACCATACCCCGTGTATCGCGTGCCTCCTGGGTTATTTCCGCTCCCCGGATCGTCATACGCTATACCGTTAAAAATAATGGGCGGAATAATAATCTGGCGGTCAAAGTTATGATCATCGCTGATGGTGACTGTAACCGTACCGTTTGGTGTTTCCGTGTTACCCCACGTACCGACTTTTTTCGGGAAGGCTTTTGATACAGCTTTAACGAAATCCCCTCTGACCTGGGTCGCCTCCAGCATGCCCTTAATCGTACAGTTCTGGTTAATCGTGACATTGTTGAGCGCTCCTGAGTTCGCATTCACACTGCCACTGATATCCGCATTTTTCGCCGTCAGTCGCCCGTCTGGTGTCAGGGAAAATGCCGGAGGATTACCGCCGCTGGTAATGGTGGGAGCCGTCAGATATTTCAGGAACACTTCATTCATGAATATCTGATCGCCCTGACCAACAAACATCGGCTTTGTGTTGCCATTCGCAGGATTAATCATCGCAATCCTGTCTGCTGCCAGCAGCACCTGACTCTGCATGCCGTCGGGGGTGTTCTCAATACCGGCACCGATACCCGCAATATAAAGGCGTCCGTCCTGCATCTGCTGCAGCTTCACTGCCCACATGCTGTTCAGGTTATTATTTGTATCAACCTGAACCTTCTGTATCTGCTGGATCGCTGCACTCTGGTCTTCCAGTTTCTTATTGACGGTCTGTGTTATTTCATTGCTGACATCCGTTATGGACGTCCTGATTTCAGTCAGGTCAGGCGCAAGCTGACCGTTATCAATCTGCGTCCACAGCTCCTGAGCCAGATGGGTTTTCCCTATCTCGCCTTTGAAAAAATCCAGATAGCCTGATGCATCATCACTCGGCTGACCGACAGCCTCTACAAATGCCGATTTGCCAACGGTGTTCACACTGCGGATATAAAAGTAATAATCATGGCCCGGTTTGATATTGATACTGGCAGCTATCCAGTACAGCGCCGTGCCAAGATAGCGGGCTGTGGTTTCAACCTGCCTGATATCAGCAATCCGCTTTTCCGAGAACCAGAACTCAAACTGTACCGTCGGATCATAAACCGCAAGATGCGGCGTGGCGGTTATCTGAAAATAGCCCGGTGTCAGCTCAATCCGAGACGGCGCTGCCGGTGCGGCAATCCGGAACGATACCGATGCCGGATCGCCCTGCTGTCCCCACGCATTTACCGCCCGGACTGTCAACCTGTAGTTCCCCGGCGCCAGTTGCGTGAAGCGGTATGTGGTTTCTGTCGTCCTGGCCGTGCTGACCAGCCGCTCACTGCCGTCATCCGCTGCCACGGTCAGGCGAAGCAGGAAGCTCACGCCCTTCACCACCTTCGGCGTGTCCCAGCGCGCCAGCACCTGATATTCCCCGCTGTCTGCGGTGACTTCGGCGGTCAGGTGCTGCACCGCTGGCGGCGTGACACCATTCACCGTGCCGCTCTGGTCGCCGTCAAAGTGCGCCCCGTTATCCACGATGGCTTCTTTTTCCGGCACGTGCTGCACCGCCGTGATGGCAAAGGTGCCGTCCGTGTTTTCCCGGATGGAGACACAGCGGAACAGGCGACGACGCAGTGACGGCAGGGAGAGTCCCCATACACCGTATGTCTCCACACCATCAGGCAGGGTGCTGACCTGTATCCGGTCCGGCGCGGGGTGTGCAGTGATGGCCACGCTCACCGGCTTACCGCTGCCGTTAATCAGGTTCACCGTGGCGGCACCTGTCTCCGGCAGGGTCACCTCACGGTCCAGTGTCAGGGTGCGGCTGGCGGCATCGATGGACAGGATACGTCCGCCGGTCATGGTCCCGGCATAGTCGTTATCACAGATTTCAATAATGTCACCGGGTGTGTGACGCAGCCCCTGTGACCCGAGCGTGAAATCCACCGTCTGCGTTTCCAGCAGTCCGGTCTTTATCACCCACAGCCCGGCACGGTGGGCCTGACCGCGACTGGTGCAGCCGAACGCATCCATCTTCAGCAGGTTGCGCCCGTAGCGCAGTATGGCTTCCGGGTCTTCCACCAGTTCCGTGGAGGTCTGCCAGCCGTTCTGCGGGTCGGTGTAATTCACCTCCACCGCCGTGTGGCGGTCCTTCAGGGCGCTGAAGCTGTAGCGAAACCCCACGCCGTTATCATCCACCACCACATCGCTGTTGGTGTACGGCCACACCACATCCGACGGGCGGTCCTGAACGAACGTCAGCGTCTGGCCGTTCCATACCGGCATACAGCGCATCGCCGAGCAGAAATCACTGAGGACGTCCCACGCCTTACGCTGTTGTGACAGGTATGCATTAAAGGTCATCCGCGGCTCTGTGCCCCCGAAACCATCCGGCACCGCTGGTCGCAGTACTGCGCAATGGCATACAGCGCCCATTTGTCCACATCCGCCGCCCCCAGACGTTTTCCCATCCCGTAGCGCGGGTGAGTCAGCATGTCCCACAGACACCAGGCCGGGTTGTTGCTGTATGCCGGTTTCAGGCTGCCGTCCCAGATGCCGCTGTACGTGCGTTTTTCCGGGTCATAGTTTGACGGCACCTGAATAATGCGACCGCGGATATGGTAGTTCACCGTCATCTGCTGACCGCCAAACTGCTCCGCATCCACCTGCAGCCCCACAATCGCCGTGTTCGGGTAGCACTGTTTCACATCGATGATTTCGGTGTATGACGACCAGAGCGTCTTATTCTGCAGCTGGTCCGTGGTGCTGTCCGCCGTCTCCCTGACCATCCGGATGTTAAAGGGCCGGGGCGGCAGATTATCCAGAATCACCGACGCCAGGAACTGCGAGGTGGTCTTGCCGTTAATGGTGACATCCTTTTCCGTCATCCATTTACCACCACGCTCAAGCTGAATCAGCAGGCGGACAGACGTCGGGTTACGGTCACCCTTTGAGGTGGTCTCCACCAGTGACTGCACCCCGAAGGTAACCCGCAGGCGGTCAATGTTCGCGGACGTAATGGTGCGCGTCACCGGCTTTGCCTTCGTCACTTCCACGCCCAGTCCGGTTTCAGCTCCGGAGGACTCAAAGCCTTCCGGTGGTGTCTGCTCCTGCTCCCCGGCACGCCAGACCGCAGTCACACCGTGTATCACGGGATTACCGTCCGTGTCCGTCAGCGGGGTTTTGTTCACCAGGATACTCTGCAGCCCCTTCACCGGGCCTTCTATCGGTCCCTCACCAATCGCATCAATCACACTCATCATCTGCGTGGATTTGAGATTATCCTTCGCCTCTCGAGGCGTGTGCGCCCTGCCGCCACCTTTGCCCATAATGTTCCTCTCAATTGGTATTATTAATCGCAGTGATAGGATATTGCACAGCTATTGCGCGATATCATCAGAACGCTGTTTGTTACCCTGTAACCAGCAAGCTCAGTCTGTTAACGGAATTAATGAGGGTTTTATGAAATGTAAAATCATTGCTGCCATTGCCATGCTGACAGCAGCATCATGCGGATACGCAGCAGAACAGGAAGTCCCAATGAACCTTGTCAGTGCTGACGGAAAAGAAGTCAGCATTGGAAAAATAACCATTCAGGAGACCCCCTACGGTCTGCTGTTCACACCAGCCCTTCACTCTCTGTCTGAAGGCATTCATGGTTTTCATGTGCACGAAAAAGGAAATTGCGCCCCGGCACTGAAAGACGGAAAACCGGTCGCAGCATTATCGGCTGGCGGTCACTTTGACCCGAAAAACACCGGCAAACATCTTGGCCCCTGGTCTCCGGATGGACACCTGGGCGACCTCCCTGCGCTGTTCGTGACGCATGACGGAAAAGCGAACTACCCGGTCCTGGCCCCGAGACTGAACTCATTAAAAGAGATTAAAGGGCGTTCTCTCATGCTTCATGCTGGCGGTGATAACCATCATGACCATCCGGAGCCCCTGGGCGGTGGTGGTGCGAGAATGGCCTGCGGCATCATTCAATAATCAGTCAGGTAAGGGGCGGGCCCCTTACCTTTATTCCTCAGGACGATAAATCCTTTCTCCCTGAAAAGAACGGCACATCCTCCCTCTCTGAGTTAATGTTTTTGTCGTGACATAAGAATAATTCCTTACACTCAATCTTCGTAACGCTCCCGCAGTTCCTGTCCGTGAGCACTGCGGGATTTTTTCGCTTTTATGCCTGCCGCCCGATAACCACGACCTTTCCGCCCCCGCCTTCATCACGGGTACTGATGTCCTGGGATATACGGCGGGAGCCAACCAGCATTTCCCCGTAAGGCACCGGCATCGGGTTACCCTGGGCAATCATGTTGTCCAGCGACGAAAAGTACGTGTTCTGTTTACCGTTATCCGTTGCCCTGTATTCCGGTGTTTTTGGCTTCGGGGCCAGCATCTGTGCCACACCACCCAGTATCATGCTGGCACCCAGTGAAAACAGCATCGTGGTGGCAGAAAAACCGCCGGCACTCAGCGCTGCACCCCAGGCTGCCATCGATGCTCCGGCCGTGAAGAAAGAGCCCACGATGGCTGCCGCCCCCAGCACAATCTGCAGTCCACCCTTTCCGGCCCCGGCCAGTCGCGGCACAATGTGGATGACCGTTCCCTCACCCAGCTGTTCGTGAAGACGGGCGTACACCGCCTCCGGTGCCGTGTCATCACCGGCAATACGTATCTGGTACCAGCCTTCGTTCATCTGACGGCGGAATCCGGGCACCTGTAACGACAGCGCCCGGATGGCTTCCGCTGCCGTGTTCACATACAGGCTGAGGCGGCGGCCAAATCGTTGTAAATCCCCGTGAAGGCAGATGCGTGCCAGTGGCGGTGACGCCAGGCTGAATGCGTTCGTCGTTGCCATTTTTCGGAATACCTCTCCCGTTTACTCAGTTGTTCAGGCAGATGGTGAAGCAGCTCACCGTTGCCGCAGTAAATGGCGGCATGGTTCGGTACCGAAGCACCAAAGCAGCACAGCAGAATATCGCCAGGCTGTGCGGAAGGCAGGGAAATCCTGTAAAAACCAGTCGCCTCCATATTGTCCAGGTACAGGTTCTGACCGTTGCGCCACCAGTCATCCTCACGCTCAAAATCCGGCATATCAATTCCCGCCAGATGGTAGGCATCCCGGAACAGCGTGTAACAGTCCGTCACCCCGTGCTCAAAGCGCCGTCCTGTCAGATGTGGCACACAGCGGAATTTGTGAATGTCACCCCGGCAGACCAGCCACCAGGACAGTGCACTTTTTATCTGCAGCCGCCGGTCGGCCTCGCTCAGCCAGGGCAGACCACCGGGATGACTGTGGACCAGTGCCACAATCTCCCCCTGCATCTCTGCCCGCAGCCAGTCTTCCGGTGCAATACGAAAATACGCCTCCGGCTCTGCAGAGATATTCACACAAGGGATATACCCGCTCCCCCTCCGGCGTTCTCACCACGAAGCCGCACGACTCCGCTGGCGCACACCGCCGGGCATGCGCCAGAATCGCTGATTCAGTCTGTGTCATAGGATTTACTGCGAAAGTTTATTAATGGAAAGGAAACCGCCAAATTAACCACCATGCCGCGCATCTCACACCCGCGCATGCACTTGCTGCATCTGTCCTTACGGATATCCGTGGTGGGGTTGTCGAACTCATCCGCCACAGCCCCGCCCGTGTAACCACACTCATCAGAGCGGTAGGTCCACATACAGGTATTCGCCAGCATGATGCGACCGGGAAACAGCGCCCCATCCGTCTCGGTCGGTGTAGCCAGCACAAACGAGGCCGTCATGGCTGTCAGCTGCGACATCTGCTCCACCACCCAGCGGTCACTCAGCTCCTGCTCCGGGTCCGCCTCCGGATTGCCCGCAACGAAATTCACCGCATCCAGAAAACGGGCATACACCCGGCGGCGGACCACCGTGGCCCCCACCAGACTCTGCAGGTCCTCCGCCATCCCGGTGACAAGGCCAAACAGATTGGACACCGTCAGTGACGGGCGGGCACTGCTGCCCTTCCCGTTCATCTCAAAACCGCTGCCGTCAATCGGGTATGCCTGATATTGCCGCCCCTGCCAGGTGACCGCCTCCCCTTTTTCATTCAGCTCATTACAGAAAAAATACCGCTCACCACCCTGCACCGTCAGGTCGATTTCCCAGAGTACCACCCGCGGTGACTGCTCTGATTTAACCGACTCGTTCAGACTTTCTTCATGAATGTCCTGCATCAGTTCACCACCTGCTCAATCGTACAACTGAAATCACTGTACCGGGCGTTATCCGTGACGCTCCACTCCCGGCACACCACCCTCACCGTCCGGTTATGTTTCGGCGGTCGCCACAAAAAGGCACGGTAACCACCATGCCACGATAAAAACTCTTCCAGCCAGCGCCGGGTTGACTCATCCGTCACCCGGAACACCGCCTGAAACGTCTTCAGTTGAGGATTCAGCCCTGTGGGGCGGCGCTGTTCATAACCGTCACCAAACCGCACCCTCACCACCGACGGCTTCTCACTCACCTGCATCCCTTCACGCGGGACCAGATGCAGCGTTTTTATCTCAGCCACTCAGCATTCCTCCGTCACGTCGCATGGACAGCATCACCGCCTGCACCCGCTGGTCAATCAGCTGCACAAGACTGCCTGCCGCCTCCGGCCCTATCTGGCCATTAGTCCCGTCATTCTGAATGGCGATATGGTAGACCGGGGAATACACCAGACCCGCACTGCCGTTCATACTGCCCACCGCGCGCACACCCAGCGAGCCATCCGCCGCCCGGGTCAGGGGCATAATGGCTTCAGGTCCGGCCTCCCCCATCAGCCCGGCCCCTTTTGCAAAGGCAAAGTACGTGGGCGTATCCACAATACTGTTGCTGTACGCACTCAGGTTTGCCGAGGTATACACGCCGCCTTTTGCATTGGCCACCGCTCCGCCCAGCCAGTCACCAATGCTGCCGAGAAATCCTCCCGCACCGGACATACCGTTTGCCGCCGTCTTAATTCCGTTGACAATGGCCGCATTCATAAGAACTTTTGATATTTCCTGCAGTACGGATGAGGCCCAGCTGCGCCATTCCACTTTGTTTCCGTTCAGCATCTCCGTGATGTTATTCACCATCCCTGAGATACCCTCCGTCGCAAGCTGTGCTGCCTGTGAGGCGTAATCGGACGCATTATCCACCCAGTTACTGAATCCCTCCTGCAGCCCTTTCTGCCAGTCCGCACGCTGCACATCCGATTCGGCATAAAAGGCTTCCTGGTCTTTAAGGCGTTCACTCAGATACTGCGCGTTCTGTGCCAGCGCCTGTCTGTAAAAATCCTCACTGATATCCCCGGTCTGATACTGAGACTGAAGGTCCGCATCCTTCTGGCGGAAGCTGTCGCGGATCTGCTGCAACTCCCGCATGCGTTCTCTGGCTCGTTCTCCCTGCCCGTACCCCAGCAGTTCAGCATCATTCGACGCACGCGCAGCCGCATTCTCATTCTTCAGTGTCTCTTCCCGGGATCGCAACTGTTCCCGGATTTTTTGCTGGTCAATCAGGGCCGCATTGCGCAGCAGCTCCTGCTTCTGTATCTCCGTCAGGGTTTTCAGTTCGCCCTGCGCAGTCTGGTACTTCAGCTTCGCCAGCTCTGTATTCTGACCCGCCAGTGCCAGTTGCTCTTTCTGCTGCTTCAGTAGCCGGGAAAAACTGTCTTCCGCTTTTTCCGTCTCTGATTTTCCACCCCGGGATTTAGGTTTGTTCGCCTCGTTATTACGCCAGGCTTCCAGAGCATTACTGATATAACGCTGTCTCGCCTCCTGATACGAATCCCCCACAAAACCAAGGTCATCCGCCGCATACCCCAGCCGGACACGCTCTTTTTCCTCCCCCTTCAGTCGGGACAGGGCCAGCTCACGTTCTGTTTTTGTCAGGGCGCTCTGCTGTTTATCATCGAGTAGGCAGCCTGGCGGCTGCGGCTTGTCATGGCCTGAAATTACCGTTATAAAAACAGACAATATCATTGTCTTTCAGGTAGTTATATGTCCCGTTCAGCTAAACCCCGTAAACGAAAACCTGCCCCTCAAAGAAGCAAACTTCCCCGCTATGTCGTGAAGCTTCACGACGATGACTTCTTTGACGAAGAAGACGCAGAAGCTCTGCGCTTTGATAATTTTGACGATGCCGTTGAGTGCTGCGCAGACCTGAATATTCCCTTCTTTGTGGATGCCGGAACAAAAGCTGGTCTTCTGGTTTGTACGTGTTGATGACGAAGGGTATCCTGAAATAGCCCGCTGCACGGAGCGGGAGTTTGCGACCATTCTTGCCGGTATCAGCGCCGGCGGCATGTACTGCCCGGAGTGTGGCACGGTTCACTGGCCGGACGGAGTCCCCCCGCCCTTCTGATGCTTCCCCGTTTTGCCGACATTTTTCAGCAGGGAAACCGCTGGCTTAACTGGCTGGAGAAACAACCGGAAGGTTCAGTGCGTCCGGTAGTCATTGAGTCTGTGACAAAAATCATGGCCTGCGGGACCACGCTGATGGGGTACACACAGTGGTGCTGTTCATCTCCGGACTGCAGCCACATAAAAAAGATCTGCTTCCGGTGTAAAAGTCGCTCCTGCCCGCACTGCGGAGTGAAGGCTGGCGCACAGTGGATACAGTATCTGCTGAGTCTGGTTCCCGACTGTCCGTGGCAGCATATTGTGTTCACACTTCCCTGCCAGTACTGGTCCCTGGTGTTCCACAACCGGTGGTTACTGGCAGAGATGAGCCGCATTGCTGCGGATGTGATACAGGAAATCTGCCGCCAGGCAGATGTGGTGCCGGGGATATTCACGGTCATCCACACATGGGGACGTGACCAGCAGTGGCATCCGCACATTCACCTGTCGACAACGACCGGCGGCGTGACATCAGACCACACCTGGAAAAACCTTCATTTTTACGCCCGTAAGGTGATGAGTATGTGGCGTTACCGGATAACGCGGTTACTGTCACGGAAATATCCGGACCTGGTGATACCGGATGCGCTGGCAGCAGAAGGAAGCAGTAAACGGGACTGGAATCGCTTCCTGGACAGTCATTACCGGCGGGGCTGGAATGTCAACGTATCCCGGGTGATGGATAACGCCACACATGTGGCGGTGTACTTCGGCTCTTACCTGAAAAAACCGCCGGTGCCGATGAGCCGTCTGGAGCACTATGCTGGTCAGGATGAAATTGGTCTGCGTTACAACAGTCACCGGACAAAACGGGAAGAATACCTGGTGATGAGTGGTGATGAGTTTATGGAAAGGTTCTCCTGGCATGTGGCGGATAAGGGGTTCCGTATGGTGAGGTACTACGGTTTCCTGAGTCCGGTGAAGCGCCGGTTACTGGAAGATGTTGTGTACGTCATAACGGAGACGGTGAGAAAGACGGCGATGCAAATCAGGTGGAGAGGGATGTATCAGCGGTTACTGAAGGTTGACCCGCTGAAGTGCATCCTGTGCGGAGGTCAGATGCGTTTTACGGGGCTGAAGCGGGGCTACCGTCTGACAGAGCTGGTCCTGATGCATGAGCCACTGGCGCAACAGCGGGTGTGCGGCTGAGAGCCGCATCGGAGAAGTTGCGTCCATTTTCAGGGGAATGGGGTAAAAACCATCAGTGATATGCAGTATCAATCGATAAGATCCATTTAATTGACGGCGGTGCACTCATGGCACGCAGGCAGTGTTGAATAAACATCCGTTTTTGGGTGTTTTTTTAATCTTTTTGGGATTTAAATTCCTATCGATCCAGGGTGGCCTGCGGCAGCCGTAACGGTACATTCACCAGTCCCTGACGCTGCTGAAGCAGTTCATTCCCCAGCCCCAGCAGACGGTTGAATTCCGTATGCTGACCGTTCATAACCAGCATGGACTGGTACACCTTATTCTGCTCTGCCGCCTGCTGACGAATTAACGCCACACGACGGTCTTCCAGCCCGGCAAGCACATCCTGAATGGACTGCGCTTTTTCCTGCATCTGTGCCAGACGGGACTGCTCAACGGCAAGCTGCTCTGTTGCCTGAGCAAGCCCTTCCGTTACGGTCTTCACCGAGGTCAGATGGTTTATCATGAATCCGTCACCGGTCGTCCAGCCCGGGTTCGCCAGAACATACTGATATCCTGCGATTTTTTCCTGCAGGGATTTCACCCGACTGGCCTGTTCATCAATCAGCCGGTTCTGCTCTGTCAGCGCCGCCCGTGTTCGTCCTTCATTATCTGAGGCTTCAGGCAAAGACATTGACGGCGTTTTATGCGCGATTTCATCTATCGTCAGTGCATACTGGCGCGCAGACTCCCTGGCCTGCTCCTGATTCTGGTACAGCGTGTACCATGCGGCAGCTCCCAGCATCACCAGTCCGGGTACGCCTCCAACCAGTCCCAGCGCACCAGTCATCAGACGTGAGCCCACCGCCGTTGTACTGTTCAGCGCATTCTGGGCGGCGCTTCTGGCAGCAATATTTCTGTTCAGGCGTTCCTGTGTGGCCGCCAGACGGGCTTCTGCAGCAATCTGCATCTCCGTCCCGCGGGCTGCCGCCACGGCCTGCTGAGCACGGTACACCGCTGCTCTTGCCCGCGCCGTGGCAATCTGCGTTCCCCTGAACTGTGCTTCCGCCAGTGCAACTTCATTACGTGCAGCCGTCACAAGTCCTGCCGTGGCAGACATCGCTCCGGAGGCCATATTGCCAAAGTACCGGGCAACCCCGACGGCAACCAGTGCCCCCACGGCTGTTGCCACATTATCAATCTGTCCGGCAACACCGTTCAGCACGCCGGAGAGCGTTTTCGTCACCCCGCTGGCCTCATTCGCACCACCCACCCAGGCCATAAAGGCGTTTTCCACCTTTGTGATCCCGTCAGAGACCGTTTCCGGCATGGCCGCGTATTCATCACGCAATACCTCCAGCTGGCTGATTAACGCAGGAACGACTTTATCCGCCGTCAGTTGACCATCGTCCGCCATCGCCTTCAGATCTTTACGGGCCACGCCCATACCCGCAGCCAGTGCACGTACGATCCGGTCACCACTTTCATTGACCGAATTAAATTCCTCACCGCGCAACACACCCTGTGCCAGCGCCTGGCTGAACTGGGTGATCACCGAACCCGCCTCAGCCGTACTGGCACCGGAGATTTTCAGCCCCGTGGAAATGGCCTCCGTCACCTTCAGCACATCATCAGCACTGTAACCATATTCACGCATTGAGGCTGCCGAGCGGGCAAACAGGGCCGCATTATCCGAAAAAGCGGTACCTGTCCGCTGACTGATATCCATCAGCACTTTCTGTGATGACGAAAATTCATCAGATGACTGCGACGCCTGTTTCAGACGGGCATTCACGGAACTCCACTCATCAGCCAGTGAAATCAGGTGTCCGGTGGCAAAGGCACCGGCAAATGCGCCAGCCATTCCGACAGCAGAACCGCGAATTTCCGTCAACTGGCTGTTCAGTTCTGCCAGGGCACGTCGCTGATCCCGGGCTGCCGCAGCGGCCTGACGCCCGCCATTCTGCAGGGTCCGGTAATATTCACTGCCCATACGGGAAGCCCGCTGGATCTCCGACTGGAATGACTGCGAATTTGCCGAAATTTTGATAATCAGTTCACGTAACGTCGCCATTCACCTTTCTCCGGGCAAAAAAAACCTGCCACAGCAGGTTTTCATCATTATTTATGACATTGCTGCAAGGCTCAGCGCGTCTTCCAGCGCCGCAAACGGATCCACCTCCGGCTTATCCTCATCCTCGCCCCAGCAGAGCATGGCGTCCTTCAGTGCAACATTCATCCCCTGTGCCCCGAAAACCGCTTTCACGATCTGTGCATTACGGATATCCCCGCGCTCATCACCCAGCGGGGATACCCTGTCGAACTCCATCCACATCATCGCCTCGCTCGCACTCAGGCTGTGGCGCAGTTCGGATAAGGTGCGCCCCAGACGGAGCGCAAGTCGCATCAGAAAGCGAATTTCCGGGCGGGCTACTTTTTTCTGGCCGACTCTGCATCAGCGATCAGTTCCAGTGCCTGACGCAGCAACCGGGCATGTACCGGACCATAGACGGCCAGCACCTGCTCACGGTCGTCCGGAGCGAACACCCGCTGCAGATCCGTATCACACAGGACATCGCAGAACAGCGTCACATCCGCTTCCAGGTTACGGCGGGTTTTCGCCACCACCGACAGGGTATCGTCATCCTCTCCATCACCATTGAGCACTTCCTGCCACAGATACCAGGCCTCTGCCGAAGGCTCCCGCAGCACCACGCTGACATTTCTCCATTCCGGCACCTTCACCGTTTTATGACGGAACCCCGACAGTCTGGCCAGCGCCAGTGTTTTCAGATCTTTTGCCATAAGCCTTATCCGCCCGCACCATTAACCGTTACCGTACACGCATCAGAGGTAATGCTCTGCGGCTGTTCTGCAGAATCCGTTACCATGCAGGTATAAGCCCCCTTATCACCTGACTGCGCATTGGCTTTACTGAAAGTGTCAGTAGTCTGTCCCTCGACCGGCTGACCATCCTTCTTCCAGGCGTATTTATAAGGCGGCGTTCCCCCGTTGACACTGACTGACATTGTCAGCAGCGCACCTGTATTCACGGTAAGTGTCTTCTCCGGATTTTTCACAAACGCCAGCGGTACCACATAGGACACCGGTTTACCCTTCAGGCGAAGTGAAAACGTTGCAGCCACCACGCCGTTGGTACCGGATGACCAGGTGTGCTGACGCACTTCCGCCAGGAACTTAAAGCCCTTACCGGACGGAAACTGCACCTTAAACGCATACACCGTGTCATTGTCATAGGCATCACGCAGGGCGTTCTGGGCCTGATTCAGATAAAAATTACCGACATGGAAATCTCGGACGACGCCCCCAGACCGTTGATGTTCTCCTGCTCTGTGGAGCAGAGCGTGGTCACATCAATATCCTGTTTCTGACCGGCGGTGAACTGGACTTCCTTGATGGTGCAGTCCAGGCGCAGATATTCCGCCTTATCCATAGTTTCAGCAGTCGCCGGGGCAGATGAAATCATCACCTGCGTCAGCTGTGAGCGTTCATACAAAGCAGACAATCTGCCTCCTGATAATAAAAAACCCGCACGCGGCGGGGTATGGGTTTTGTAGAAAAAAAAGAAAAAGTCACACCGTGACCTGAAACTCCAGGGTTGCACGGTAACAGCGGTTTTCCGGAATATAGTCCTGCATTTCACTGACGGATCCCGGGGCCAGCAGCATTATGGCTTCACGGGCGTCCTGACGTATCTGACGCGCCTGCGTCACAGTCCCGGCATAAACGTCTATCTGCACCGACACTGAGGACTCCGCCTGCCCGCCCATCACGTCCGCAGACACCGATGAAATCAGGCTGAAAACCACCCACGGAAGCGCCACCGACGGCCTGCCATCCAGCAGGGGACCACATACGGGTACACCTGCCCGCCGGCAAGATGCGCCAGATAAGGATACAAATCCGCCTCCGTCATCGTCTCAGTACCTCATCAATGGCCCGGTTCATCCACGCAATCGCCACCTGAGCTGCCTGTTCACTGCGCACATCAAACGCCGGGCGCACAAACGGGTGCGGTGGCATATTCACGGTCCCCATTTCCACAAACCGCCAGTAGAAGGCATTGCGCGGGTTATCCGCCTTCATGGTGTTATCGCTGTTACCGGTGTCCGGATTAACACCACGGATATGGACACCGGATTCCATCCCGCCATCGCGGGAGCGCCGGGAAAGGACCACCACATTGCGGCGCAGTTTTCCCCTGCGTACCGGTGCCCGTGACACCACTTCTTCTTTCAGCACATTCGCACCCGCACGGGTTGCCTCACGGCAGCACCCCGGTTATTTTCCGCACCACTCAGAAGCTGCAAATCGCGGCTGATGTCCTCCAGCCCCGAAAAATCCAGCAGGGTTTCGATCATTTTTCCCCTCCCAGCCGACAGAGAATTTCCAGACGCCCGCCGGTCGCATCCGGCACGGGCAGCCCGACAACGTTCAGGATCCGGTCACGCCATGGACCACTCAGCACATGAAGTCGTGACGCTGCCGTGATTTCCCGGCCGGACTGACCGCGCACCCAGATGCGGATTTCCGCCTGCGCCATTTCCGCACCGGACTGCATCCGCTCCCGGCTGCTCCTGCCTCGGATATCCGCATGAATTTTCCCGCATGACACCCATTCTTCCGTCATTTCTCCGGCAGCGTTACGGGTTAACACCGGGTTCAGAACACTTATCATCTGTGTCAGACGACCTGCAGATATTGCCATTCCCCCTCCTCATAACACCGTCGGACAACGCAAATCGTAAATCAGCACGGAAACAGAAAACGGCAGCTCCCCCTGAAGCAGTTCTTCCCGCTCCGCAAGATCCGGATTCCGGTACAGCATCCCGGTCAGTCGCATGGCAGCCCCCTTCATCCGGGTTAATGCCTCGCCCGGGATCAGTTCACCGTCCTCACGGATCACCTTATCCCGGCTGCCCTGAATGTAGGCCAGCAGCACGGCGGTAGCCTGACGAACCTTGTCCATCAGCATGTCATCATCCGCGTCATGGTCGACACGCAGATGTGCCTTGATCTCTTCCAGTGTCAGTAATGCCGTCATTTTCAGCCTCCTGCATCCCGCCCACGTTTTGCAGCCAGGGTCCAGGCTGATGAATGAGCTTCTCCGGGTTTATCTTCGGTCATACTGTTGCAGTGCCACAGCGAGCCCCCCCAGGTCACCGTATCGCCGGGGTGGTAGGTTTCACCGGCTCTGAACACACCGCGGTAGAGCATCACCGGCAGGGAAAATGTTTTTTCCGTACGCTGGCCACTGCTCTGCCGGACCACCACAGAGAACAACCGCTCACCCGTCATGCTGACGTCAATATCCGCCACCCCGTCAACCAGGCATTCCCATCCCCGCATCCCGTGCGTTTTTTCATACGCCCGCCAGAGTCCGCCCTGGTGTGTGGCATACGTGCCCCGGGGAAAGGATTTTTGATCGTCAATGGCGGGGAGTATTTCCAGAGCCGTGGCATCACGCCCGTCCTGCGGAGCCGGCAGGGCTCTCACCGCATCCAGAACAGCCTTCTGCAGAACATCGGGATCATAGTCACGACCATCACGCGGAACAGGAATATGGCTTACCGCCTCTTTCACCATCTGTTCAAGCATCGGACGCACATCATCGGGGGTGATACTTTTGCCGTCCGCCGGTACCGGAATATTCGCAACCGCATCATTCACCGCCTGCTTCAGTACTTCCGGATCATAATCACGACCGTCACGCGGAGCAGGGATATGGCTTACAGCCTCTTTCACCATCTGCTCAAGCATCGGACGCACATCATCCGGGGTGAGACTTTTACCGTCCGCCGGCTGCGGAATATTTGCAACCGCATCATTCACCGCCTGCTTCAGTACTTCCGGATCATAATCACGACCGTCACGCGGAGCAGGGATATGGCTTACAGCCTCCTTCACCATCTGCTCAAGCATCGGACGCACATCATCCGGGGTGAGACTTTTACCGTCCGCCGGCTGCGGAATATTTGCGACCGCATCATTCACCGCCTGCTGCAGTACATCCGGATCATAATCACGACCATCACGCGGTACCGGAATGGTCCCCACAGCGTCATCCACCATCGCCTGCAGAACCGGATGTACCTCATCCACCGTCACATGCTTCTGTAATACCGCCGACAGGGAAGCCAGTTTCTCTTCAAACGCTTGTGCCTGCGAGGCCATCTTCCCCTCAAATGTGCGCTGTAAATCCGCCAGCACCGTGGAGAATTCTTCACCCAGCGCACGGATAATGGACAGTTCACGCTCTGTCATTTTCGCAGTATCCCCCTGAACATCGCCTTCACCGCATCACGCTCTGTTTCGCTTATGGCCTTATTACCGTCAGACGCGCCCTCCTGGCGTGTGCCTGACGACGTTTTCCCGGAAGACGCGAACGGATCCTCACGGGCATCACGACGGGACAGCGCCTCCAGACTGTAGTTCTGCTGCTGAAGATACAGTGCATCACCGCCGGCAAGGGGCGGCAGGTTCTCACGTTTACGGGCCTCATTGGGCGTGAGAAGCGTATTTTTCACCGATTCACCCAGCGTTTTCATGCGACGTTCGCTGTCCATTCTCAGCAGCGTGGTGACGTCAAACTCCGTGCTCTCGTTTTCCCCTGTTTCCAGCGCCTCATCCAGTAACAGTTCAATGGACTCAATCAGCGTCTGCAGGCACTGGGAATAATACTGCTGCTCCAGCGCCTCCACGTTGTCACTGGAAGGCGGTTGTCCCACGCCAATCTTGTAGGCCGGGACACGGAACACCGAACAGACAATTTCAGCGGTCATCTTCAGTTGTTCCACCGTCTGCGCATCCACAGGTGAAAACGTCGTGGGGTTGTATTTTGCCCCGTTGCTCAGAATGGCCGTTTTCCCCGCATTTTCGCCTGTATACCCGCTGTCCCAGTTGCTCTTCAGTTTTTTCGCATTTTCTTCCGTAATACTGCCGGGGATCTCAATCACCCCGGACGGCCTGCCGCCATTTCTGAAAAAAGACGTCGAATTTTCCTGAATATGATGCCCCTGCGTGGCCGCCAGCCCGGCAGCATACACCGGCGGCAGCCCCACAAGCGGATGAAAAAAACAGTTAAACCGGTCGTGGATCACTTCCCTGGCAGGCACCGTCACCGCCTCCGTGATCCCGCAGTTCCGGTCCGGTGTAATGCGATAGAACACCTCGCCGTCATCCGCCACCAGAGGTTCAACCCGGCTCCAGTCCAGAATACGCAGTTCTTTGATCTGCCCCCGGGCATTACGGATTTTCAGCACCACCGTATTGCCATGACGCAATTTGGAATTCAGCCACAGTTCAAAAAACTGGATGCGGTTCTGCTGGGCGTTGGGACGACGACAGAGGCGGGCAATATCCCCCCGGCGCGTTTCCCTGCGTATCCCATGCGCATCCGTCTGCATAAGACGCAGCCGCATTTTGGCGATATCCTGGGATATCAGCGAAATACATGCAAACACCGCATGAAAGGAGAGGACGGCTTCAGGATCGGCTTTCACGCCCTGCTGCCAGGCGCCGGAAAAGGGCTCAGCCACCGCCTGAAACAGGCTGGTCCAGCCCGCCTCTCTTACGTCACGTCCTGATTTCTGGTTTTTTCGGGTTCGCCGTAAAAGGTTCCACATTCGCCATGCTCCGCATCACGTTTCTTTTTCTGACCTGCCGGACGTCGCGCTGTGATGTACTCCGCCTTCCCCAGGCGAACCAGCACCTCCGCACACGGCTGTGCCACATCACGGATATCCCCGGCCCGGGCATCATGCGTGCCCTGCAGATATCGGATCTTTGCCATAACCTGTTACGGGAGGCGCACGCCTCCCGTCCTCCTTATCAGACTCAGCCGCCGGACGCACTGCCGTAGTTCACTCCGGTGATCACCGCCACCGCCGCAGTACGGCGACGACGCCAGTTGATCCAGCGCTCCGCACGGATGGCCACGCTGCCTGTCTGGAACATGGAAACCAGCTCCACCGGGGACGGCGTGGTACTGTCGCCGCCCGGCTCAGACTGCATTTCCAGTGATGCTTCGCGGGACATATCCACTGCCACGCCGCCGTCATCCGCCAGATAAATATCCGGGGCATTCACCAGCACCAGCTGGTCACCCACGTACTGGGAGACAATCACCGGCAGCCCCTGGAAGGAGCCACCCAGCAGGGTCATGTCCGGGTATTCCTTCTGACCCAGCGCATTTTTACGCATGGACAGTGCCAGGGCATTGGTGCTGGACATCAGCCAGACCGCACCGGTGGGCTGCAGGTTTGCTGCCACAAACTGTCCAAACGCCGCCTCTGCATCCGCATCCGGGTTACCGGTTGATGCCGTGCCCTTCACATCATGGGTGATGGACGCCGGGGAGACATCTGCCACTGCGGCTTTTTTCGGGTCCACAAAGTCTGTATCCAGACGCGCCACCACCGCTTCCGCCAGCGCATTACGGACCAGTGCATCAGCAGCCGGACTGGAAAAACGGATCAATTCTTCCGTCAGTACCGCAATGGCCGACACTTTCGCATGACTGAAGGTGATGGATTCAAAATCAAACTTCGTCAGGGGTCTGGCCTTACCCTCACCCACCCAGCCGGCAGCACCGCCGGACACCTGGGCGTGCACACGGATATTGAACGGCACCTGACGAAGTGCAGGGATCCCGCCCTGACCAAATCGCCCGATAATGGTCTGCGGACGCAGGTAATCAATAAAGTCCTGTGCGTATTCCTGATATTCAGACAGGCTGCCTGCCCACTGCGGATCCGTGGTGGTCCCCGCGCCCACTGCCGATTTCAGGACATGATGCAGACAACTGTCATCCGGATACTGACGACGGGCCACTTCCAGGGCTTCAGATCGGACGCCTTTAGCCGCAGCCAGCGATTTGGCAAAGCGGGCGAAGCCAATCCCCTTATCCAGTTTCTTGCTCCACACGGATCACCGGCGCAGAAGCCACCGCGGCCACATTCCCGTTACCGGCCTGTTTCACCGGCTGCGCCGTGGCGGCCTTACCGGCTTCCAGTTCACGCAGGCGCTTCAGGTGCGCATCCACCTGACGGATTTCCGCTGCGGTGTTGTCGTAGTGCTCTTCCTCCTCCACATCCAGCGTGCGCCCTTCCTCTGCGGCTTTGGTCATGACCTCCTCAAGGGAGGCTGCCAGCGCTGCACGCTTGTTTTCAAAACTTTTAATCTGTTCGCCAATATTCATTATGGTCTTTTCCTTATGAAAAACGGTTGTTGACTGTGCCGCAGCGCCGGCAGAAGATGCGATTTTCACCACCGGTTTCCGGTTGCCGGACGCGGCAGAAAACGGGCGGTCGTAAGATTTAATGGTCCGGATGGTGCATTCCGCATTCGCGGGCACGGTGACGGCAGACACCTCCATCAGTTCCCAGCGCAGAAAATGCAGTCCGCCTCCGTCCAGAAAGGTGTATTCATGGGGACGGAAGCCCACGGACAGCCCCCTGACCAGCCCGGTCTTAATGGCCGCCCAGACCTCATCCAGCCGGGCAGCCAGTTGCGACGG